GGAGTACTTCAACCTCAAGTCATTGAAGATATAGAGACTGAAATTAAGCAAGCACCAATTGCACATCAACCTGAAGTGCAGATGCGTGAGTTCAAGAATTTCCTCTCGTTAATCAAATCTAAACTATAAGGAGTCACTATGACTGATTTAAATCAAGCAGTAGAAAGTGAAATCCGCGATCTAGATGTTGAAACAAACGAAGTCGTGGAGGAAACTCTCGAAGAAGCGAAAGCTCCTACTACTAAAGGCGATGCAAAGGTAAGTCAACCAGTTGATGAACCAGAGTCAATCTCTACTGTAGATAAGGCAGCTAAGAGCACTTCAAAGACTGCCCCACCTAAAACAAAGGCAGGCATGGTTAACGCTATGTACAAAGCTGCTTCTAAAATGAAGAAAGAAGAGTTAACTGCAGCGTATACCAAGATGTTCGAAGGGACTGATCTAGTTGATGAGCTTGAAGTATCTGACACAAACGCAGAATTAGCTGCAATTGTGGAAGGTGAAGCAACTCTATCAGAAGAGTTCAAGGAAAAGACATCTGTTATTTTCGAAGCTGCTGTTAAGTCAAAGCTTTCTGAAGAAGTAACTCGCCTAGAAGAGCAGTATGCTGAAGAGCTTGCTGAAGAAGTCGAAACAATCAAAACTGACCTAGTCGGTAAGGTTGATTCATACCTAAACTACGTGGTTGAATCTTGGATGGAAGAGAACAAGTTGGCAATTCAGAACGGTCTTCGTACTGAAATCGCTGAAGGGTTCATGAACGGAATGCGTGATCTATTCGTAGAATCTTACGTTGAAGTTCCAGAGTCTAAGGTAGACCTAGTTGATGAACTAGCAGAACAAGTATCTGAGTTGGAAGAGAAACTAAACTCAACTACTGGTGATGCAATCTCACTTGCTGAGGAACTAGAAACTTACAAGCGTAACACAATCATCGCTGAAGCTTCTCGTGACCTAGCAGACACTCAAGCTGAGAAGCTACGTGAACTTGTAGAGACTGTTGACTTTGAGAACGAAGAGTCGTTCACTAAGAAGATCAACACTGTCAAGGAATCATACTTCTCAAAAGAAATTCCAGAGCAAATTGAAGAGTCAGTTTCAGAAGACGCTGACGAAGAAGTAGAAGTATCATCTTCGATGAATCACTACTTAGATGCTTTGCGTAAAACCTCTAAGAAATAAGGAATCTAACAATGAACAATTCATTCGATCAATTGATTGAGAAGTGGGCACCAGTACTTAATGAAGAGTCTGCTGGTCAAATCACTGATCATCACCGTAAGGCAGTTACAGCTGCTATCCTAGAAAACCAAGAACGTGCACTATCAGAAGAGCGTGCTGCAATGGGTGGTTTTCTAACAGAAACTGGTCCAACTAACAGCGTTGCTGGTGGCCAGGTATCAAACTGGGATCCAATCCTAATCTCACTAGTACGTCGCGCAATGCCAAACCTAATGGCATATGACCTATGTGGTGTCCAGCCAATGTCTGGTCCAACTGGTCTAATCTTCGCGATGAAGTCAAACTACCAGCCAACTGGTACAGAGGCACTAGGTCTAGACGAAGCAGAAACTGCATTCTCTGGTGACGCTGGTACTCTAGGTCAGGACGTTGACGGTTCAGGTATGTCTGGATTCGATTCAGCTGGCGGTCGTGTTCTTGACGCAGTCGGTCGTCCAATGTCTACAGAAAAGGCAGAAGGTCTAGGTCGTGATACTGGTGATTTCCAAGAGATGGGATTCACAATCGAGAAGACAGCCGTTACTGCAAAGTCACGCGCACTAAAGGCTGAGTACTCACTAGAACTAGCACAAGACTTGAAGGCAATTCACGGTCTTGACGCTGAGACAGAACTAGCAAACATTCTGTCTACAGAAATTCTTGCTGAAATCAACCGCGAAATCGTTCGTTCAATCAACTTCCAAGCTAAGTTGGGTGTACAGACTTCTAACGTTGCTCTACCAGGCGTATTTGACCTATCAACAGATGCTGATGGTCGTTGGTCTGCAGAAAAGTTCAAGGGTCTTGCAATGCAGATCGAACGTGAAGCAAACGTAATCGCAAAAGAAACACGTCGTGGTAAGGGTAACATCATCGTTTGTTCTTCAGACGTTGCTACTGCACTTGCTGCTTCTGGTCAACTAGACTACACGCCAGGCGCTGGTCTATCAGTAGATGATACTGGTAACACATTCGCAGGTACTCTAAACGGTCGTCTACGTGTATTCATCGACCCATATGCAACTACCAACTACTGTACAGTAGGTTATAAGGGTACTAACCCATATGACGCAGGTATGTTCTACTGCCCATACGTACCACTACAGATGGTCAAGGCAGTTGGCGAGAATGACTTCCAGCCACGTATCGGGTTCAAGACTCGTTATGGCATGGCTGCGAATCCATTCGTAGGCGCTCTAGATGGTTCTTCACGCGATATCGATGCAACTAAGGGTACTAACCAGTACTACCGCATCTTCCGCGTAGACAACATCCTAGCATAATAAAAAGAACTAGTTCACTAGTCATTTTGGGGAGTCTTCGGACTCCCTTTTTTATGCGTATAAATAAAGTGATAAAGAGGACTTATTATGAGTTTAACCAACAACAAGAACTTTCTGCAACCTACAGGATTTCGTATTATAATCGAAAGGGATAGGTATGCAAACCTTGAGTTCTTTTCCCAATCGGTCACACACCCAGGCTCAACAGTTAACGCTGTAGAGTTGGGTATTCCTAGAATTCAGGGAATGCCTATGGCGGGTGATACTATCAACTATGGTGATCTAACGCTTAATCTGATACTTGACGAAGACCTATCTGCATACAAAGAAATGCAGACATGGCTGGAAGAGTGTGTATACAATAAAGGCGAAACGGTTAATCATGATGTCACGGTTATTATTCTCAACAGCCACAACAACTCTTGCGGTAAGATTCGTTATAAAAATGCAATACCTACGCAGTTGGGGTCTGTTGAATTAACTTCTACATCGGGCGATGTTAACTATATTTCGTTTGATGTCACTTTTAGATTTACAGAATTTGAATTGATTTAAGGAGATATTATGGCACAGTTTAGTGCAAAAAATCAAGATTGGATGGGACAAGGAACAAGAAACGACATCCATGAAGTAGTGATGATTGCCGATAAAGACGGCAATATTCTAAACACATCTGGTGCGGCAAGTAACATACCAATCGCCGCAGGTGAAGTCTCTGGATACTCTCACATCAATAAGTTTGGTGCGACTAACGGTGATGTAACCGAAGGTACAGTATGGGACGGTAACGACGGCGATGTGGTTTATCCATACCCAGACGCTGGATTAGTTTCAGTTTCATCTTCCACAGAAGTGGGCGAGACTGTAGAAGTGCAGGGTCTTGATGCTGACTACAACCTACAGACTGAAGTGATTGCTATCGGCGGCACAGGCGCGTTGACTTTTTCTCGCGTATTCCGTGCCAAGATGTCTACCGCAACAAACGCGAGCGATGTTGAGATCAATCAAGGCGGCGAACTTGCTGCAAAGATTCTTGCTGGTCTCGGACAGACATTGATGGCGGTATATACAGTTCCTGCCGGAAAGACTGCATATATACTGGGTATTCACTTGGGTTCTGACAAGGCGTCTACCAACTCGCGTATGACATACCGATTATTTACACGCGACATTTTAAACGGTGGTGTGTTCCGAATCAAAGCAAATCTAAATGCTGCAGGCGGCCAAAGTCTGGATATTGAATATCCTGTACCATTAGTTGTGCCAGAAAAACACGACATTAAAATTGATGTTGTTGCTGGTCAGGCAACACAGGTGTCTGCTACTTTTGATATTATTTTGGTAGACAACGACTAAAATGTCCCTCGCAAAATACGAGATCAGGAACCGAAATGTTCTTGATCTTTTAGAAGAGTTCCGTTATACTTACCGCGAGCTCTATCAACCAGAGAAGACCAACCTTGTTTTGCGTTCAGATCAAGCGGGGATGGCTGATCATTATACGGGCGAAGATGAGATGCGTCGTATAATGAGTATGGGAGAACGACATCTGGGCGCTGCAGAAAACTCTGTTTGTCATCCTATCAAGGTCGAGTTTTATCGTGGAACGCATCCCGAAGAATATGCAAAGACATGGTCCCATCTTGACGGTAAGATGAAAACAGAACTTGGTTTAGAAACAAGTGCGTTGTCCACTCTCTATCCGCCAAACGGGTTTATCGGGTGGCATAATAACGCGAATGCTTCTGCCTTCAATCTGATCTTCACTTGGTCGGAGAAAGGTGATGGTTGGTTCAAGTATGTTGATCCAGAAACGCAAGCAGTTATTACAGTTCAGGACGAACAAGGGTGGCAGTTAAAGGCTGGATACTTTGGTTCATATGACACAGACCAAGTGGTGTATCATGCGGCGAGAACAAACTGTTATCGTATGACATTGAGTTACGTACTGGGACACAACAAAGATTATTGGCAAGATTGCATTGATTACATCACCAATATATGATATAATATACATTTTGTCAACACGAGTTTTTACATGATTAATATTGAAGGTATTTTGAAGGAGTGGGACGAAGACTCTCACATTCCGATTCACCAGTTAGATGAGACATCAAGGAGAACACCTAACTTACATGCGAAATATCTAGAGTACCTTACCATTAGTAAGTTGTCGTTACAGAGAGCAGAAACTTCGCAGAAGACTTTGCTCAAGGACAAGTGGCTATACTATAACGGTAAGATGGATCAGAAAGAGATCATGGAGAAAGGTTGGGAACCCGATCCATTTAATGGTCTTAAAATTCTGAAAGGGGAAATGGACTACTACTACGACGCTGATCCAGAGATACAGAAGTCAGTAGAGAGAATATCCATGTTAAAGATACAGATAGATACTTTAACGGATATATTAAATGTTTTAAAGTGGAGACATTCTACGATCAAGAATATGATCGATTATAGAAAGTTTGAATCTGGTGGATAACAAGATACGTATTCGGATGAAAGACTACTCCCATTTTATGGTAGAGGCTCATCCGGCACAAGAAAACGAACTGAGAGAGTACTTCTCTTTCTTCGTACCTGGCTACAAATATATGCCAGCGTATAAGTCTCGACACTGGGACGGTAAGGTTAAACTTTACAACATCGTGTCGAAACAAATGAACGTAGGGTTATACCAACATCTGCGCCGTTTTTGTGCGGACAGATTTTACCAGTTAGAGATACTTGAACATGAAACGTATGGAATTCCGTCGTTTAGAGAAGACATCGATCATCCTGCTTTGGTCGAGTTTTTATCTCTTCTTGATGCACCCTTCAAACCGAGAGACTATCAGTACAAAGCTATTTCACACGGCGTTGAGCACCGACGCTGTATTCTTCTTAGTCCTACTGGTAGCGGTAAATCATTTATCATATATAATCTTCTTCGGTACTGTTTTGAGGTCACTAATGAAAAAATTCTGGTAGTTGTACCGACTACCTCTCTTGTAGAACAAATGTACAAGGACTTCTCAGATTACGGATATGATGTGGATGAGTTCTGTCATCGTATCTACTCCGGTAAAGAAAAGAATACCGATAAGCGCATCATCATCTCTACATGGCAATCTATCTATAAGTTCGGCAAAGAATGGTTCGAACAGTTCGGGACTGTCTTTGGTGATGAAGTGCATCTATTTAAAGCAAAGTCTCTCACTACCATGATGGACAAATGCATCAACGCCAAATACAGATTTGGTCTCACTGGTACCCTTGACGGTACCGAAACAAACAAACTGGTCTTAGAAGGACTATTTGGTCCAACACTCACTGTTACCCGCACGGTGGAACTGCAAAAGTCAAAAGAACTGGCAGAGTTGGACATCTCAATCTTGTTGTTAAGATACCACAACGATATCTGTCACATGATGAAAGACAAAAGTTATCAAGAAGAACTTGATTACATTGTCACATATGAACCACGCAATAAGTTTATCAGCAAAATTGCGTTGGATCAAACAGGGAATACCCTAGTAATGTTTCAATTTGTAGAGAAACATGGAAAGGTATTATACGATATGATCAGAAAGTTGGCTGCTGAAGACCGTAAAGTATTTTACGTATCTGGGGAAGTGGACGCTACTGATCGCGAACAAATACGAGGAATCGTAGAAAAAGAAAATGACGCTATTATTGTCGCTTCTCTTGGCACTTTCAGCACTGGCATCAACATCCGCAACCTTCATAATATTATATTTGCGACACCGTCCAAATCTCAAGTCAAAGTCCTCCAATCAATTGGTCGTGGCCTTCGTCAGTCTGACAACGGTAGGAGTACTAGGCTTATTGATATCGCTGACGATCTCCATGTCAAATCTCATAAGAATTTTACCCTGAAGCATAGCGCTGAAAGAATCAAGATATATACTAAAGAAGGATTTGATTATAAGATCTATCCTATTGACCTTAAACCCATAAGAGTAGAAGAATATGGAGACGAACTCTTCGATTAAACATTTGAAATTAGTAACGGGTGAGGAACTTATTTGTGAGTTAATTAGTGAGATGAAAGAATCTTTCATAGTGCGTAATGCACTAAGTCTCACTGCCAAAACAATGAATGATGGATCTAAGTTTTTTGCTTTTAAAACATATATGGTGTATCAAGACTCACCGATGAATGTGATAATGATATTTACGGATAAAGTAATGTCTATTGCTGTCCCTACTGAAGAAATGATAACTCAGTATGGAAGCGCCTTAAAGGAAATGGCCGAATACATAGAAGAGAATGAGGACCAACAGTTAGAAGATGACTTTGGTGATTCTTTGTCTTTGGATGATTTCCTTGATGAAATGAATTTGAATTTGTCTGAAGACGGCATTGATTCGGACACCACAGGGATGACAATTAATTAGTATATTATCCTCCCTCGACAACAGAGATATTATACACTATAAAATGCGATCTGTCAAGTACATTGACAAACAGTGTAGATTATAGTATAATGTCACCTTAATTAATCGAGTTGTATATTATGAAACCAAAAGAAAAACCACATTACGTAAGTAATAGAGATTTCTCAAATGCAGTGGTGGAGTACTGCACTGAAGTCCGAGAAGCCAAGTCTAGTGAAAAATCTGTACCTGTTGTTCCGGATTATATCGCATCTTGTTTTCTTAAGATTGCAGAAGGTCTCTCTCACAAGGGGAACTTTGTGCGATACACTTATCGTGAAGAAATGGTTATGGACGCTGTTGAGAATATGCTCAAAGCGATTGAGAACTATAATATAGAGGCCGCAACTCGTAGTGGCAAACCAAATGCGTTCGCTTACTTTACGCAGATCTCGTGGTTCGCGTTTCTTCGTAGAATAGAGAAAGAGAAAAAACAACAGAACATCAAACTCAAGTATATTGCCGAAGCGGATGTTATGGACTTCTTGGCTGAATCACTTGAGGAAGATGGATATACAGCTCAACAAGCATCTCCTTTCATTGACTCTTTGCGTATGCGCATTGACGCAGTAAAGTCTGCAGATCATGAGTTCAAAGAGTATGTGAAGGAAGAAAAACAACGTCGCCGTCGTGCGGTAAATGTAGACTCAGACTTATCAGAATGGATGGAAGATTAACTTGACATGACTCCTATACTATAGTATAATGTGTGTCTAAATTAGTAAAAGTTTAATGCGGGAGTTCGTTATGGAGACAGTGAGTACCCCTTACTGTAGTAGGTGAAATCCCTACATCCCGCTCCAATTACTGAGAGTTTATGAAGATCGCTATATTGAATGACACCCACTGCGGGTGTCGCAATTCATCTGAAATTTTTATGGATTACCAAGAACGTTTCTACGTTGAGGTGTTCTTTCCTTATCTGCTTGAGAATAACATCTCGCAGATCCTTCACTTAGGTGACTATTACGATAATCGTAAGACGGTCAACCTCAAGGCGCTTAGTCACAATCGTAGAATCTTTTTAGACAAGCTGCGTGACTATAATATTCACATGGACATCATTCCCGGCAACCACGATGTGTATTACAAAAACACCAATGGTTTGAACTCCCTCAAAGAGTTGATGGGTCATTACATGAACGAGGTCGATATTCTTATGGACCCGATCGTTCGTGAGTACGACGGTGTTAAGTTTGGTCTTGTGCCTTGGATCTGTCCAGAGAATGAGAAAGAGGTAATGACTTTCTTGGACAACTGTGGCGCCGATGTGATCGGTGGCCACTTCGAGCTCGCAGGGTTTGAGATGGACAAGGGTCTGGTTTGTAAAGAGGGTATGGACCCCAAACCACTGCAGAAGTTTGAGACAGTTCTGTCCGGACACTTTCACACCAAGTCAAGCAAGGGTAATATACACTACCTAGGCGCGCAGATGGAGTTCTTCTGGAACGATGCGCACGACCCCAAGTATTTCCACATCTATGACACAGAAACGCGTGAACTGACGCCTGTGCAGAATGACGTGACTATCTTCCACAAGATCTATTATGATGAGGACACGGTTAAGTATTTCGAAGACTTATCATATCTTGACGGCAAGTTTGTTAAACTGATAGTGTCCAACCGATCCGACCTACAGAAGTTTGAACGATATGTAGAACGCATTCAACAACAGAAAGTTCATGAGTTGAAGATTGCCGAAGACTTCCGTGAGTTTCGTGGTGAAAATGTCTCAGACGAAGATTTAAGGGTTGACGACACGGAAACTTTAATCTATAATTACATACAAGAAGTCGAAACTGATTTAGACAAGGACCGCATTAAAAGTGTTGTGTCCGAATTGATGGTAGAGGCGCAGGCCGTAGAAATTGCATGATTAGATTTGAAACATTGCGTTGGAAGAACTTTCTTTCGACGGGTAACTATTTTAACGAAATTAATTTCCTTGACTGCTCGACCAATCTCATTGTCGGTGAGAACGGTGCGGGTAAGTCCACAATGCTAGACGCACTGTCGTTTGCGTTGTTCGGTAAGGCACATCGTAAGATTACTAAGAACCAGTTAATCAACACAATCAACAATAAAGATTGTTTGTCGGAAGTGACCTTTACTGTCAACGGTATTGGATACCGTATCGTGCGTGGTATTAAACCCGCGAAGTTTGAAATCTGGAAAGATGGTACTATGATCAACCAGAGTTCTCACTCACGAGAGTATCAAGAGATTCTTGAGAAGAACATCTTACAAATGTCTCACAAGAGTTTCCACCAAATTGTTGTTCTCGGCTCGTCGTCGTTTATCCCGTTCATGCAACTCAACTCAACCTCTCGGCGTGACGTGATAGAAGACCTTCTTGATATTAACATATTTTCTAAAATGAATGTGATACTCAAGGAGAAAACCTCTCTCCTCAAAGGCGAGCTCGAGAACAACAACCATTCTATAGAAGTTGTAAAGACCAAGATCAACGCACAGAAGAAATACATTCGTGATCTGACTGCTATCAATACGCAACAACGTAAAGAGAAAGAGTCAGAGATTCGGGGTCTTAATGACGATATCGCTACACTCAACGAAGCGACGGCAGAACTGTCAGAGACCGTCAATAATTTGTTACCTTCTGTGCAAGATGAACTGTGCAAAATCCGTACCAATAAACAAAAACTAGAAAAGTATCGTACACAGTTTGATACTCAGGTAAAATCTGTGGTTAAAGACGCAAAGTTCTTTGATCAACATGAACACTGCCCGACCTGTGATCAAGACATTGGTGATGAGTTGCGACAATCTAAAAAGTCCGCTGCGACTGATCGCGCCAAAGAACTCAAGGGTTTAATGTCAGAGGCTGATAAACAACTACTAGAGTACCAAGAAAACATTGAGAGACTAGAGTCTGAGATGTCGGAATTAGCCCACAAGCAGAATGTTATGAATAACAATATGCAACTGGTTTCACGATTGACTCAAAATGTCCAAAAGATTCAGTCTGACCTTTCTCAGATGTCTAACAGTGATGGAGACATGGGACAAGCAAACGCAGACCTTACTGAACTAGATTCTGAGTTGCACGATCTCACAGACAACAAATTTAAACTGACCGAGCGTTCATCTTATAACCGCATTGCCAGTGAGCTGTTGCGTGATACGGGTATTAAGACTAAAATCATTCGTCAGTATATTCCGGTCATCAACGAACTGACTAACAAGTACTTGCAAATCCTAGACTTCTTTGTTCACTTTGAGTTGGATGATAGTTTCACTGAGACTATCCGGTCTCGTTACCGCGACACCTTCTCTTACGATTCTTTCTCAGAAGGGGAGAAGCAACGTATTGACCTATCTCTTTTGTTCACTTGGCGACAGATTGCCAAGATGAAAAATTCTGTGTCGACTAACCTGTTGATCCTTGATGAGACTTTTGATTCGTCTCTCGATGGGGAGGGTGTCGACAACCTTATGAAGATTATTGACACATTAAAAGAAGACACCAATGTGTTTGTAATCTCACACAAGACTGAGCTTGAAGATGCCCACTTCGAACGAAAGTTGTCGTTCGTAAAGGATAAAAATTTCAGTCGTATGAGAGAGACCACTTGACAAGTGGGTATAGAATGTTATATAATGTGCAACATATCAACTGAGGAAACATCTAATGGAACTATCTAGTCGCACGGTCGAGATCTTGCGAAACTTCTCGACTATCAATCCAAACATTGTTGTCAATGGCGGAAACGTCTTGAAGACCATGTCTATCGCAAAGAACATCGTATCTCGCGCTGAGATCGAAGAGGACTTTCCAAACACATTTGGTATCTATGATTTGTCTGAGTTCTTGTCTGTGTTGTCTCTGGTAGACAATCCATCAATTACTTTTGGCGAACACTTCTGTACCGTTTCGGACGGCAGTGGTTTGTCATCTGTCAAATACTTCTACTCTGACCCTGAGATGCTTTCTGCTCCTAAGAAAGACATCGTCATGCCTGAGTGTGAAGTCAAATTTTTACTTACTAACGAAACCCTAAGTAAGATCAAACGTGCATCGTCTGCGCTCGGCTACGACAACATCTCAATCCGTCCTAACGGAAATTCTATCGAAGTTGCTGTAGTTGATACAGAAGATTCTACTTCTAACTCGTATTCTATTTTGGTTGAAGGTCAGTTCCCTGTGGATGAAAACTTTAACTTTGTTATGGGTGTTAACAACATGAAGTTGATGGGTGAAGACTATGAGGTATCTATCTCAACTAAGTTGATCTCACACTTCCGTTCAATTAATTCTAACACGCAATACTTCATTGCACTTGAAAAGTCATCAACTTACGGAGCTTAAAATGACTGAAGAACAAACAACATTTAATGACCTATCAAACCGCGTAGCACGTTCTTGTGTTGCGGTTGTGGACACCGTAGTGACGCGTGGCGGTTTCAAGGGTGAAGAACTTACTACCATTGGCCAACTACGTGATCAAGCGATTCAGGTTGTTGCCCTTTATGAAACTCTTGCGCAGCAACAGGCAGAAACTGAAGAGTAACTAGTTTGGGTTCGTGGGTTTACCTTTACCCGCGAATGATCTGTTTATAATGTTTACATTACCCGCGAACCCTTTTTTATGAAACTATATGATCCCCTAATTGCAAAAGAAACCTCAATTCACGTTGCACTTGGAACGGTCATTAACTACCCGCTTAACATCTTCTACACATGGTTAGCGGTTGTTAAGTGGGGTATTACGGATCCTTTAACTCTGTCTACAATTCTTACTGTTGGAATATCGTTTGTGGCATTCACTCGCATATACATAGTAAGGTCCCTTACTGAAAGACGTAAGGAAAAAATGAAACAGAATATGCCGCTATAGCTCAGCAGGTAGAGCAACTGATTTGTAATCAGTAGGTCCCGCGTTCGATTCGTGGTGGCGGCACCACCTTCGGAGATTCCGTGAAACTATCCGCAAGAATATCAGATTCTTTTGCAAGGTCTATGACTTCGTTTTTTAGATTCTTTGCAGACACCTTCTTTGGCCAGAACTACGGCAAACGCGCACTTATTTTAGAAACAGTTGCGGGCGTTCCTGGCATGGTCGGAGGAATGCTCACGCACCTATACAGTCTGCGTAAAATGCAAAAGGGTAATGGCACAAAGATCCAAGAACTTCTCGACGAAGCGACCAACGAAAGAAAACACTTGATGTTTTTTATGGAGATTGTACATCCTTCTTTTTTTGAGCGCGTCTTGGTTATTTTTGTACAACTTGTCTTTTGGCATTACTACTTGGTGATGTATATGTTTTTCCCTCGTACGGCACATCGTATGACTGGATATTTCGAAGAAGAAGCCGTGCAGAGTTATACAAACTATTTGTATCTGATTGAGTCTGGGGAGATTGAAGATGTTCCCGCACCACAGATTGCCATAGATTATTACATAGATTTACAGGAGGGTGCAATGCTCTCTGATATGATTGTGTGCGTCCGTCGTGATGAGATGCACCACGCAAAGGTAAACCACGCCTATGCTGACGATAGTTAATATTAATTATTTTTATCGTTTTTAACGATGGTATTTGTGATTTTTATTTGATAAATATTATTACGGACTATTTACACACCAGCGATATTGGTGTATAATATCCTGATTGATTACTACTATATTATGAGGTTCGAATGAGCAATGAGTTTCTATGGGTTGAAAAATATCGTCCGCGCAAAGTCTCGGAGACGATTCTAGAAAAAGAACTAAAGACTACTTTTCAAAACATCGTTGATGGCGGCGAACTGCCTAACATGATGTTTTCCGGTACTGCTGGTACTGGTAAGACTACAGTCGCTCGTGCGATGTGCGAGGAACTGGAGTTAGATTACATCGTAATCAACGGATCAGAAGAAGGCAACATTGATACACTACGAGGAAAGATCAAGCAGTTCGCCTCTTCTGTTTCGTTGTCCGGTGGTTATAAAGTAGTTATTCTAGACGAAGCAGATTACCTCAACCCACAATCCACACAGCCAGCACTGCGTGGATTTATTGAAGAGTTCTCGAATAACTGTCGGTTTATTATGACCTGTAACTTCGAGAACCGTATTATTGAACCACTGCATTCCCGTTGTACTAAGATTGCGTTCAACACGACCAAGAAAGGTCTACAGTCCTTATCGGCGGAGTTTATGTCCCGTGCGATGCACATTCTTCAGACTGAAGGTGTCGAATTTCATAAGGACATGTTGGCGCAAGTCATCATGAAACACGCGCCTGACTGGCGTCGAGTTCTTAACGAGTTGCAGAAAGGGTCTATTTCGGGATCACTCAATGTGGCACCGATGACGGGGCAAGATGTCTCAGATCCGTACACTCAGTTGTTTACAGCTATACGAGATAAAAACTTTAAGAAGATGCGATCGTGGGTTGTCAACAATATTGATGTTGAACCCGCATCTATTTTCCGTGGCATTTATGATCGTATGTATGATCATGTTGACCCAAACAGTATTCCGCAACTTGTCCTCATTCTTGCTGACTATCAGTACAAGAACGCATTTGTTGCTGACCACGAACTAAACCTAGTCGCCTGTCTCACTGAGTGTATGGCGAATGTAGAGATTAAAAGTTAATGTATACGACAAGATTATATGAAATGTCTCCAGCAGACAATGTGTTGTATTTTCCGAACAATATCGACGTTAGGATGTGTCCAAAGAATGGAATGTCAACTCTTAAAGAACTCCACAGAATAAATCGCGGAGTGGATGAATATATCGGTCGTGTTGAAAGACTAAACAAGGTACGGAAATTTGGTGATCAGTTTGATATCCCTTTTCGGCCGGGTAGTTATCGTATTGCGGTTAAACGAGACCCTGTAGATCGTTTCAAGTCAGCTTGTGAATATATTGTTGCCAATCATGCTAGGTACATAAAAGAAGGTCGTGGTGATGAGTTACCCACATTAGATCAAGAGTTAGACCAAGTTTTAGATAATATTGAAAGAGGGAATCTTAAGAACAACCACTTTTATACTCAAACTTGGTATCTAGGTGATCCTAAACAATATGACATGGTTATACATATTGACGAACTGCATCAACTTATGATATTCTTAAACGAGGCGTCTGAGTTGGGTTTGTCAGAAAGACAGATTAACATTCACGACAATAAAACGCTGTTGAAAATGTACGGAGATGCGTTGACTAATATGCAGAGACATCGTATCAAAAAGTTTTATCGTAAAGATTATGAGAACGGGTGGTGTAAAGTTGAAGACAAAATCTAATCTGGGCCCATTTGAGTTTATAAACAGTATTAATAACACTAAAGTCAATCTCATGGAGCAAGACGAAGAGGTTGAGACTAAATATAACTCGTTTCTTACAAATAGGTCATTGTCATATTTTCCGGACACTGTACTTATGTCCAATGAAATGAACCGTTTGCATCATCTAGATAACAAGATGCAATACGATTTTCTTATAAATATTGTACGTAAGAAGAAACGATTCTCTAAATGGGATAAACCTGAACAACGAGACGACATAGAATGTGTGAAACGTTATTTTGGCTACAGTGAAACTAAAGCAAAACAGGTGGTAGGTCTTTTGTCAGAATCACAAATAACAACAATTAAAAGTAAGGTGTCCATAGGTGGAAGAGAATAATCTAGTTCAATGGAACGCTGACATGATGTTGGAAATCACGTTAGCGGAACCAGATGACTTTTTAAAAGTCAGAGAAACCCTAACACGAATAGGTGTTGCTTCTCGTAGAGACAATACTCTATTCCAATCATGCCATATCTTGCACAAGCAGGGTAGGTATTTCATCGTCCATTTTAAGGAGTTGTTCTTGTTGGACGGCAAGAAATCAAATCTCGAAGTTTCAGACATGGAACGTCGTAACACAATCGCAACACTTCTCCAAGACTGGGGCCTCGTTGCAATCGTTAATAAAGAAGTCGCACTTGACTGTGCGCCAATGAGACAGATTAAGATTATCTCATACAAAGACAAGTCCAACTGGAACTTGCAACCGAAGTATAATATTGGAAACAACTGATAATGTCAGAATATTATGGTATTTTTGACGATCGTGATGAGAACATTCGGACCAAAACACCATTCGTAGGAAGCTTGCCGTTTAACATGGAAGAGACCTACAATTGGAATGAGTACATGCAGATGATGGACTCACATCCGGATGATCTCTACGATCGAAACTCAGACAAAATGCGTATCGGATTAAATTCGTTTCACAGTCGCGGTAGTGCACCGGGCTTTGCGAAGAAGATCTACGAAGAGATGCAAGATGTCTTTACACTACACGCCCAGAAGATCACGAACATTGCGTTCAGTGGCTTTGGACGTGATAGTGGTTCTTATCCATGGCACAAAGATTCTATGGATGTGTTCTTAGTTCAGGTTATTAGTACTGTCGGTCTTAAGGTAGAAGGCATAAACAATAATGAACCGTTCGACTTTGAGCCAGGAATGTACGTGTACTTGCCTAGAGGAACTCACCATCAAGTGTTTCCTAAAGTCTCACGTGTATCATTTTCGTTTGGAGTAGAAGGTAGTCCAGATCCGTCAATGTATTACTAAGGACTTAATATGTCAGATAACAAAAGCAATATTGTTTCGTTCTCTGAAGTAGCTAAGAAGAAACTGGAAAAAGAGAAAGAGTTAGAATTTTATTATAGACACTTGGACATGTGCTTGCAGAAACAAGCGTTCATAGAAATGGACATCAAGGTCACAAAAGAAATCATCGACATGATCGAAAATGATACGGTTGTGTTGGTTGATGATTCTGTCCCTATTATAGAGATAGATGATGACGACTATGATCCTTTTGAGTAACATATTTACAAATTATATGTTACTTTTTGTATCATAACTCGTATATATAGTAACGAGTGTGCCGAATGATCGGGCACTCTTTTTAAACTTGCTTAATTTTAAGGAGTCACAACATGACATTAACAGCAAAACAACTGTTCCCACGTTCAGCATTCGTCGGATTTGATACTATGATCGACGAACTAGACAGGGTCGCACGACACTCGGGTGATACGTTCC